CTTCAAACTCTACCCATTCCAGGCTCGTATTTTAGATGAGTTCCAAGACTATAGACTTACTATCCTACGTAAGTTTAGACAGGCAGGCTGTACAACATTGATGGCTGCTTATGCTTTGCACTTCTGTATTTTTGGTACGAATAAAAGGGTTGCTGTCCTATCGAAAGGGGATGCTGAGGCCAAAGAAGTTATTTCCCGTATTAAAATCATGTATGAGGAGTTGCCCTTCTGGATGAAGCCTAAGACAACCAGAGATAATGATCACACGCTTTCCTTTGAAAATGGATCATCTATTCAGTCAAAGGCTTCAGGAAAACAGTCAGGAAGGTCTATATCAGCCTCTCTGTTGATCTTAGATGAAGCAGCCTTCATTGAGCACATTGATACTATTTGGGCCGCTGTAGGGCCAACTACGTCCACTGGAGGGCGTGTTGTGTGTTTGTCCACAGTAAACGGTATCGGCAACTGGTTTCACAAAATGTATACTCAAGCTCTAGAGGGTGACAATGGGTTTCATCCAATCGATATTAAATGGCAGGAGCATCCAGAGTACAAAAGACAAAAAGGCTTTGATTGGTTGTATGAACAAATGGAAACATGTAACCCTCCGATAAATGTAGACAAATGGGAAGAACAAACTCGAAGAAAGCATAGTTACAAAGAATGGCTACAAGAATATGAAGCAAGCTTCTTAGGAACTGGTGAAACATATATTGAGGGTGAGATTCTTAGAAACTTAAAAGAAAATTGCAGTCAGGATTACTGGATCAAGTATAACAACAGAATGAGAGTTTGGGAGGACCCTCAGCCAAATCATGAGTATGTCTTAGCTGCTGATCCCTCCATTGGTCGTGAGAGAGACTACTCAGCTTTTCATATTATTGACATCTATAATGGTAAACAGGTGGCTGAGTTTTACTCAAACAGAACTCCGATAAACGAATTTGCCAAGATTATAGCAGATGAGGGCAGGCTTTACAATACTGCATTTGTCTGTCCTGAAAGAAATGGTATCGGAAACAACTTAATTTACTTCCTCCAGGAAGAATTAGAATATGAAAATCTGGTGATGGACAGTAAGCGAGACATTGGCATCATGATCACTCAGAAAAACAAGGAGAATTTACTGGCTGATCTGGAGCACAATATTAGAGCAGGTAAAGTTTTAATTAACTCCGATAGGCTCGTAAATGAGCTTTTGACGTTCATTATTGACTCCGACACTGGGAGAGTTAAGCCGGATACCAACTGTCATGACGACTTAATTATGTCTTTTGCCACAGCTATCAACACTTTTAATAACTTAAGAGGAAATGCCTTCATAGAAAAGGCAGAAGATAAAACTTATATGCCGCCGGGTGTGCGTAACGCTCATACATATAGAATGAAGACATCTAACGATGAATTAACCGAAGAGAATATTGAATGGCTTCTAAGAAATTAAGAGAAGGTGGTGAAGGTTACACTCAATTTGCCGATCCGCAAAGGCCGTACAATCAGCCGTTTGGATTACTTGGCAGATTCTTTAAAAAGTTTTTTGCAAGAGAGGTTGAAGATTACAAAGACGATCAGTATGTGGATCCTGTAACACGGAGACCTATTGATGCTCCAAAGCCATTGGCTGGAGATACTCTTCAGTCGAAAGAAGTTATCAAGATCCCACCAGCCGAGTTTGGTCATAAGAGGACTTATTACCCCATCCTGCCCCAAGTAGAGTTTGACAGGAAGAAGAGATATAAAGAGTATGAGGATATGGATGGTTATCCAGAGATATCATCTGCTTTTGATATTTACAGTGATGACTGCACGCAAGAGAATATTGATGGAACTCCGTGGAATGTTGTTACCGATGATGAGATGACCAAGCAAGAAGTTGAAGGCATGTTTGAGCAGACAAACATGACTCGATACCTTTGGGATATATCAAGAAATGTTGTTAAATATGGAGATATCTTCCTTGAAACAATTGTAGACCTTAACAACGTTAAGAGAGGCATTCAACGTATTAAGATTCTCAATCCAAATTATATCTTCAGGGTTGAGGACGAGTTTGGATACCTAAAGCAATTTTTGCAAGAGGTTCCTCAGAAGAACGATTACACAACTTATGGGTCAATTGGCCCTCACTTAGATGATGCTAGGATGATCAATCTAGACCCTGGTCAGATCATTCACTTCAGATTGCATACCTCGGACCCGACTCACTACCCTTATGGTAAATCAGTGGCTGCGGCTGCTAGAGTTACTTATAAGAGTCTTAAGATGATGGAGGATGCAATGCTCATCTATCGTCTGGTTAGAGCGCCTGAGCGTCGTATATTCTACATTGACACTGGGTCGCTGCCTGCTTCTAAGGCTGAGATGCATATTAAGAAGCAGATGGATAAATTTAAGAAACGCAAGAGTTATAACTCGCAAACGGGTAATATTGAAGAAAACTTTAATGCTCTTGCTGCCGATGAAGATTTCTACATCGCCGTAAACGGGAAGGGGACTGGGACGAAGATTGACACTCTCCCTGGTGCAGAAAACCTCGGCGAGGTTGATGATGTTAAATACTTTAGAGATAAACTTCTGGCAGCTTTAAAGATCCCGAAAGATTATATCGTTGAGAAAGATCAATCACCTGAGCGTAAGGCTAATCTGTCTCAGTTAGACGTTAAGTTTGCTCGTGTTATTACTAGAATTCAAAAGTCCATAGAGTTGGGTTTAGAGACACTGGCTAAGAGGCACTTAATGCTTAAGGGCTTCCCAATGAGTTTAATAACTAAACTTAAAATTAAACTCCCGGCCCCCTCAGACATGGCTCTTAAGCGAATGTTAGACACTGATGAGCAAAAAGCCAGAGTTGTCCAGGCAGTCAAGGGTTTAGGTATCTTCCCCATGGAGAAGATATACAAAGATTACTACCAGATGTCGGATAGTGAAATTGAAGAGGCCAAAAAGGGTTTGGAGAAAGATCAGAAAGATCCAGCCCTTAGTCAGGCTATGATGGGTGGGTTACCACCTCCTGGCGGAGCACCTTTAGGGGCACCCCCTGGG